TCGTCATGCCCTGGATTTCATTTGCCTGTGCATCGAAGAACTGCTGAGCCTCGCGATCGAGAGCACCGTTCATGTCCGGGCTCTGCACGAGACGCAGCTTGTCACGTACCGCATCGACCTGCGTGCCGATCGCACCGAAGACACGCTTGATTTCGTCGGTATCCATACCGAGCGACTGGAGCAGGCCCTTCGACCCGCCTGAGGCTGTGAGACTGTTATATGCTTCCGCAAATTTGAGCAGGACCTCTTCCGGCTTCTCAGCCAGGAGTGACGCAAACTCCTCCTTGGTCATGTTCGTGACCTGCAGGAACGACTTGAAGCCCGTCGTGTTGTTCGCAAGGCCGTCACGGAGGCTGCGGAGAACGCGACCGGAGGACGTACCGAACAGTTCGAAGTTGACACCCAGCTGACGGGCGCCTGCCGAGAGGGCGAGAATGTTCTTGGAGCTCAACCCGAATTCAGCAGTCGACTGCGCCAGAACCGTGGCCATGTCGAGGATCTCGCTTTCGGTGGCTGCAGTGTTGTTACCCAGATAGTTAAGCGCATCACCGAACTCGCCAACGGCCTTCGCACCCTCGCCCGTGAGCGTCAGGATACGGGAGACTGCCGATGCGCCCTGAGCACCCACGATATCGGTCGTGACGCCCAGCTTACCAAGCACCTCAGTCATGCTGATGATGTTGTTGACACCCTTCACGCCCAGCTGACCGACCGTCTCGGAGAGCTGCTGAAGCTGGCCGGTTTCGATGCCGTTCAGACCGCGGTTCAGGTTGTCGAACTTCTTGCGGAAATCATCCAGCTCACGACCGGCCATATTCGTGGTTTTCACCACGCCGACCAGGCCGAGCTCGTACTGACTCCAGGCATTGGTTACACCCTGGAACGTACGCATGGAAGTGTAGAGACCGCCGACTGCTGCAGCGGCCTCCTTGGCTTTCTTGACGATCTTGTCGAGCTTGTTGCCGGCCTTTTCGCCTTCGTCCCCGAATTTCTTGGCACCGTCGCCAGTCCGCTTCAGGGCGTCCCCCATCTTATCGAGGAGGGCGCTTGCCTCGTCCCGCATCTTCAGGATGAATTCGAGCTCTTCAGGGTTCATGTGCCGCTCCGCGATGCAATTGATTGCACTAACTACTTCTTCGGCCTCTGACTGCTCGGCCCACGCCTGGCTTGCTGCTTCTTGATCTTCTCGGCTTCGGCCCGATCACACTTGTCGTTGGCGTCATCGAGAACATTGAAGACTTCGAGGGCTTTGTTGGACTGATCCAGGACGCCACCCGCACCGGGAAGAAACCCACGCTTGTACAAGCCGTAGAACTTCAGCATCCACGCCCAGAGCTTGGGGTTCTGGTGGATATGCTGTCTGGGGCAGGCGTATGTCGTCTCCCCCATGACGGTGACCGGTTGGGCCGATGGCCTGAGCCAATTGCTTGGCAGATCCGGTTCACCCTTCTCGGGGTGCCGCAGTCGAACTGCCGTGCATCCCCAAGTGTCCTTCTTCTTGCACCCGTCACACTGACGTTCGGGCATCAACCTGACAGCGGTGACGCCCAGCCTCAGTTTTTTTCCTCGTCCGCGGAGACCTCACTGATCTCCTTGATCCGAGCGCCGAGTTCTTGTGTAAGACGGATACCAACCTTCGACATGGTCGCGTCGTCAGCCACTTCGTATTCGCGACCGTTGACCTGCACCTTGACCGTCGTAAACGGAATGTCGTTGCCCTTGGCGTCCTTGAAGTTCTGGAAGCCAGCCAGGCCGTGGCGCACAGCATCGATGTTCGTCTGATTGACGCGGGTCTTGATACCGATTTCGTCAGAGCCTTGCTTGCCGGAGAGCGAGGAGGCGTTGTCGTAAATGTACCCCATCAGGAAGACGTCGAGCGGCTTGAGGAAGAACTTCGTTGCACCGTTTTCGATGGTGACTTCGTCCTTCATACCCTTCGATGCATCGTTAGGGTCGACCGGAACCTTGGTCTTCTTCTTGCACGGATCGAGGTCGGAAACGTGCTCCACCGTGTCGTGCACGGTCATAGCGATAAGGGCCATCTATCTGCCTCCTGGCTGCGTGGCGATATGGCTGCCCACATGGACAGTGCCGGCAATCTACGAGAGGCGAGAAACTGGTGCAATTAATTGCAATACTACTGGACTGTTACGTGCTCCGGGTTATTCGGCAGCGCGGTCTTGTCGGCGATGAAGAGCGTCACCTTGGCCGGCGCGAACTCCTTGGCGATCGCATGCGCTTCAGCATAGGTCAGCTTGGCTGCGAGCACGGGGCCATTAAGCATCCCATTCTTGTCGGCCTGCTGCACAATGTAGACCTTGACCGTGTACCTGCCCATTACCGGCTCCCTGAAAAACTAAGGGGGAGAGCGTTTCCACCCTCCCCCAGGTCTCCGCAATGCAATTGATTGCACAACTTTAGACGAGGACGATCGTCATTTCGTCGTTTCCGAGCACGCGGGAGAAGCGCAACTGGGCATCGTAGGTACGGATACCGTTACGATCCTGGTAGGTCAGTCCGGTGTACTGCACGCTAGGCGACAGGAACCAGACCGTGTTACCAGGCTCGGTACCGCAACGCATCTGGAAGGTCATGCGTTCAGCCTGTCCCATCTTGCCCCAGAAGTCGTGGCTGGCTACCAACTCGGCTTCAGGATCGATACCGCCTTCAGGAGCACGGGAGACGATGCGGGTGCCCACATAGCCTTCCTTGGAGCTTACGTCCGGACGGACCTGAATGTCGTTCGCCTGGGTGTAGTTGAAGGCGTTGACAATCACATAGTCCTGGTCGACCCGGAGGCGAGCCAGTTCTACCTGAGACGGCAGCGACTTCTCGTAGTTGGCGATCGGCAACGGCTTGTCGATTGGATCGACGAAGGTTCCCTGGAACTCCCATTCGATACGAGCGTAGTTACCGGCTTCCGCGGTGATCGAGAACGTGCCCAGCGAACCGAGCATCTTGTGCTCGACGCCGTCCATATTCAGAACCAGGGTCAAGCTCTCGAAGCCATCAGAGACAGGATCGAGGCGAAGGCCCTTCGGCAGTGCCCAGACGGTCCAACGGGTTCCTACAGCTAGGCTGCCAGTCCATTCCGGGGTAATCTCGATGCCGGTCGTCCCAAGTTCAATCGCCGTACCCGAGGTCACAGCTGCAGCGGCACTGCCCTGCCCGTCCGTGTCGGAGGTTACTGCGATCTGAGCTACACCGGAAGCACCACCCGTCGTGACTTCGAGAACGAAGTTGATCACGTCGGTATGGGTTGCCCCAGCAACGGTTACGTCCCAGGCTACGTCAACCGTATGATTGCCGACCGGGTAGACCACCGTGCTGTCTGCCGAAGCATTGGCAGTCAGGGAATAGCCGCATGCGCGGAACAGGCGCGAGATGAGCGGAGCGTCTGCAAGAACGCCGCTGTTCTGGGCACCATTGCCCTTGAGCTCGGTCGTAAACGTCATAGACGCCAGGCGCCGACCCACGATGTTCGGGAGCGGAGACAAGTCGTCACGGGCGAAGTTACGCTCGAGCAGGTTGAGGTTGATCTGATAGTCCGGCTCTTCGACGTAAAGTGCGTCGTTTACACCGACTGCTGCTTCCTCACGATAGGTCGCCTCGATTGCGGCCTGAAGCACGGCGCGGCGTGTGAGAAGCGGAGCTGCAACGGTCATAGCTTATTTCCTTCTTCTGGATTTCGCCTGCCGCCGATTAAGCGCCACCGCTGTCCGCGCCGATCAGAGCGATCAGTTCGTTCAGCTTCGCCTTGTTGGCATTGGCTAGCGTTACAGCTTCTTCGGGAGACGTGGCATCCGCGGTAGTTACAGGCGTGATGGGAACGCCACCGCCGCCCGCGCCATTCACCGCGTCGATGATGGAATTGATGACCTTCTCGAGCGTGCCGTCGAAGATCTTCGACGTGCCGGAGAAGAAACCTTTCTTGAGCTTCTGGACAGCCATTTGGGGCACCTTTCCTTGTTAGTGCGGAGGGGCGAGTCACACGCGGACCCGCTTGCCTCCCCCAATCGAGCGGTACGTCCCGCCCTTTCCGTATTCCTCGGCTGCGACTGCCGGCGTGGCTTCAGGCTCAGCGTCGACTGGTTCGGCAACCGCCTCCGCGACAGCCTCTTCGACCGGATCTTCGAGAACCGGTTCGTCCGACTGTTCCTGGGTCTTGCTGATCTTGAGCTTGGTCACTGCACAATCCTCGCCTCTGTGAACGAGTGCAATTAATTGCAAATCAGAGGCTAGGGTCAACGAGTGTGCGTTCGTGTGGTATGCATCAGGGTCCGCCTACTGTAGCGTACCTTGCGGTGTTTCCTTGCTGGAACGTGCACCTGACTGAATTTGTAACCGTTGCGACGAATTCTAGGTACTCTTAACGATCCCCGTGAGGTTCTCGTGGATCGAAGTGCGAGTGACGGAACATGATCTCCATGAACATCACCCCGACCACGCTCTTGTCGCCGTAGCTATTCAGGTCAATATCGTTCCCGATACGCTTCGTGTCGACAGCCAAACCACCCCATTTGCGGTTCTGATCCATCACACGCTTCACCACGGTGAGCATACTTTCGGCCATGATCGCCGGTTTGGGATCACCCTTGTTTACCGTTATCCGAAACTCGACCCCTACCTGGAAATTGCATTCGATGAATGGGAAGGTGAAGCGCTCCTTCTCAGGACCGGCTACTATGCCGACCGAGTAGCGCTTGCGGTGGTCTTCCCCACTAAGCGGCCCAAGCTCTACCGTGCTGAATTCCATTGGCCAGTCGGGTGTCTTAACGCTCTCGTAGGCGGTGATGACGTTCTCGAGGATCTGCTGTCGCACGCTAATCGTGTCAGGCATGTCAGCCTCCCTTGGCCGAAATGACCGAGCGAACGATCGAGTCCATCGACTTCTCTACGAAGTACGGCAGGCCCGCATCGAGGGTCTTGCGCATACCGAGACGTGGCGGGATCGTAACGCTGGTCTTCAATACGTAAAGCGGGACGATCTGGGTCCCGCGTTTCTGGAAAATGATGAGATTGCCGGCCTTGCTCTTGGCTACGAAGGTGTTGTCCCATTCCCTGGCGGATCTCTTCCTCGGCGTGCCGTCACCGTTCAGGGCTGCTGGCAGAGGGATTGTCAGGTACTTGGCCTTGCGAGGCTTGATCGTCGCCCCGAATTCCTGGACGGCTGCTACCTTGGAGCCGCCGATCGATCCCCGAATGGTCGAGAATGTAGTGCCTTCCACTTCGACACTATCGACGATGCTCTGCAGCATCTTGCCGGAGCGCTTTGACAGGGTGTTCGAGGACGTTCCTCCCGGCCATGATCCCGAGTGACGCTGCACCAGGGCTTCCACCACGCTGTCCAGGAATTCCCTGAGCTCCTCGCTGAGCACCTTGGCCGAACCATCCCAGCTCTTTTTCAGGTGCTGGTGGAACGTGCGAAGACCGACCTCAGCGTCCCTGAAGCGCTTATTGCGGAAGCGGAATTCTAGCGTGAGCGACGTCCCCATCTCTGCCTCGTCACATCGGAAGCAGGGCCATCGGCGCGTAGCGCACGTGCTGCTTAATCAGCGCTTCGTACTGAGCAGTGAGCATCTTGCTGTCGAGCTTGATCTCAGCCTCCGTCAGTGCGGGCTGGCTGGAAAGATGGATCAAAGCGAGCAGGCGCGCAGCTTCTCGGAGCCAGCCGGGGACCTGGTCGAGCTTGTACGATCCTTCATCGGTTTCTGATGCCTCGAAGCCGTAGTCATATTTGATCTCGACAGTCTGACGGTAATAACTCGTCTTCCAGTCACGCCCGATACCCTTTTCCTTGTTCCAGACCAACAAAGTAGCCAGATCGGCATGCTGGGCGTCGGAGAAAAGCATTGCGTTAGTTGTGGCGGTGACGGACGTGATCTCCGCAACCAGGCCGTACGTCAGACGGAATTCGGTGCGGTTGACTCCAGGTTCCCGAATAGTCGGCTCGGGAACCCAGAACGTGTCGGTGTGCTCGCCTCGCGTGAAGTCGGTATTCAGACGCGCTGCGATCTGCGGCTCAGCCGCATTCAACGCCATTTTGATGGCATCGTTGATATCTGTCATATCGTCGAAACCGAGCGGGTCCCGAATTTCTTTCACAGAAGCGAGCAGCATGTATTAGACCTCCAAGGCGCCTTCGGTCGATTTGTCAGGCTTCTGGCTTTCACCATCACCCGAACCTTCGCCTTCAGGTTCCTTTGCTTTCTCTTCAGGCTTCTCACCGCCAACCTTGTTCAGCTTTTTGAGAAGCTCGTCCTTCTTGGCCTGCTGCTTGCCACGATTGATGACGACCTTGCCCTTACCGGCTTTCTTCGGTTCAGGCTTCTCGTCATCTTCCTCTTCTTCCTCGTCGACGCTTTCGCCTTCACCAGAGACCATAGAACCCTTGGCCGTGCTGGTACGCATGGCTGCGTCACGCTCTTCGGCGGTGATATCGAAACCGAGGATCTTCGAGAGTGCGAGGTGGTGCGGCTTACCGGAGGCGGTGAACGCATCTTCATCGTCCACGTCGAGCTCATCGATAGCGTCGAGGATGGCTTCGTTCAGCTCCGCCTTCTTGCGCGGCTTGTCGCTCGCGACCTGGAGATCTGCTGCTGTGAGACCCGTAACCTTGAAGCGCTCGTCTTCCATGAGATCCAGCGCGACGTCGACCGGAATGTCTTCACGGGGCTCGCGCTGACGGAAAAGGAAGCCTCGAATATTCAGGCTGCGCGGGCGAAGAAGTTCTACTTTCGGCATTGTGCTCTCCTTAGCTTTGTCTGCCTTACAAACAATAATGGGCAGCCTAAATCAGACTGCCCATTTTTGCAATTAATTGCACATCTCTTATTCTTCAGCGATGCCTTCGTAGCCTACGATCGCATCCGGCTCTTCGACCTGGAAGTCGACGCGGCAGGTCAACACGATGATGTAGACGCGCTGAGTAATGTCCTTGTCGAACTCCATCGACACCTGGCGCTGAATGCCGAAGATCAGGTTCAGCGGATCAGTGTAGAGCCCGTCCGTTTCCGGCATGAGAGCGACGTCAACAACGCTCGAGCCAAAGGCGTAGAGCGGGCTGTTGCCCTGCACCATGTTGTCACCGAGGCCGGTGCCACGGTCAGCGAGGGTATCTCGATATTCCGTGGCGTTGTTGACCGACACGAAGTGGGTCAGGGCAGCCTTGTTGCGCTGGTACTGCGAAGGCAGTGACTTCAGGCCCTTCTTGAAGACGGTCTTGTTGATCGTCTGTTCGCCGGCATCTACCACGTGACCGTCTGTTTTCGCACGCTTCAGCCAGCCGTCGAGCTGGGCGAGATAAGCCTGGTCGTCGGCGTCCGAACCGTTCGTGTATGCCGTGTCAGCGAGCAGGGCCAATTCTTCCAGGTCGAGAGCTGCACGCTCTGCGATCAGGTCGATAATGGTCTGACGGAGACCGCCCGGGCCGGTGTTCGACGCTTCGTTGTTTGCCGAAGTTGCGCGCTCGATGTTGTCTTCGAGAACGTCGTACGGCAGACGAACTTCTGCGATCTGTTCCTTCGTATCCAGCTCGAGCTGTTCGGTCGTTGGCTTGGAACGCTGAGACTGGGTCAGAGCGATACCGGACTGAGCCTTGCGGAGGATACGCTTGCCGAAACCGATCTTGTTGATCTTGCGCTTCGGAGCCAGCATTTCGACCACGCGGCACTGACGGATCAGGGTCGGCTGCTTGATCAGCTTACGAATGAAGGCGGCGCCCTGTTCCGGGAGCAGCTCACCACCGTTAGACTGGAGGTCCGCGATGGCCAGATCGGCTTTGCGGAGAAGGCTGGAATTGGACGTCATGAGTATTTCCTTTCGATATAGGTTGCTTGCCTTCCGCAGTTACGCGGCGCTGCGACGGGAGAGGGCTGTGTCGAGAAGCGGGATATCGTCGGACGACACTTCGGACTTGGAGGTGCGAGTGCGGTCTTCCGGTGCTTCGTTGAACACGGTGCCGTTCAGTGCCGCGTCGGTCTTGCGAGCCATAGTGGCCACCTGATCGACTCGGGTGTTCAGCTCACCTACCTGCTTCGCCACATTGGACTTGAGATCGGTGACCTGTTCCGAGACGGTCTTCTGGAGAGCAGCGATTGCCGCCAGAATGTCGTCGGATTTCGTGAGATCGGCTGCAGTCGGCTTGACTTCTGCAGCCTGCTGGGCGCCTGAACCGGACTGGTTGTCAGGGAGCGTCTGCTGCTCACCGCCAATCTGATCGTCGCCTTCGTTCTTCTGAGTGCCTTCGGGCTTGTCTTCTTCCTTCTTCACACCGCCGAAGCGTGCGAGACCGCTGTCGCCGTCAGGGATGGAGCTTCCGGTCGTGCCACCATTCAGCTTCATCTTCTTGTCATCGGCAGAAGCGTGGGAGACAGCGCGCTGCGTGTCGGCGGGCGCGGCTGCGAAGCCATCGAACTGGCCAGGCTGAGCGCCGGTCGGTTCCTTGGTGCCTGCAGGCAGGTCGCCCTTCTTGGCTTCCTCTTCCTTCTCCTTGTCTTTCATCTCGTCCTTGGACTTGCCGTCTTCAGACTTGTGAGCTTCGACAGGAGCTTCGCTAGGATTGCCGGTGGTCGGCTCGCCTGTGCTATTAATTGCAGTATGTGCGGCGTCGTCAGCCGTAGCGCTCGGCGTGGTGCCAGTACCCTTACCTGCTTCGAAACCCGCGCCCGTACCGTTCTTGCCACCGTCCGCCTTGGCGATAGCGACGTCCATCTTGAACGCCTGAACCGGCAGGGAAGAAGCCATGGCCGTGACGTAAGACTTGAAGTCGTCGGCTGCCTTGGAGATGCCCTGTGCGGCCTCGGAAGGGCTGGCTGCTTCATAAAGGATATTGGATACGGTTGTGGCAAAAGCATCGTGTGCGGCGCAGAGCGTCGGGTAGAAACCGTTTGTCTTCAGAACAGTGAGGAAGTCCTTGGACTCGTAGTCATAGTCCATGAACGCCTTCTTCATGTTCGACACGACGAAAGCCACGCCATCATTCGCTTTGATGACGACGGTGTCCTTAGCCTGGTCAGCGTTCTCCTTGGCGATGACGACTACACCATCCTTCTCCACTGGAGAGTATAGCTGCGGGTCGAGGCCGGCCTCCTTGAAGGTCTTAGCCAGGGCGGTAGCGTCGATGCCTGGCTGCACAATAGCCGCAACGACCTCCGGCATTTCAGGCTCGCCCTTGTTCAGAAGCATGCGGCCAATTTTGTACAGGTCCATGGGTTCATCCCCTTTCGTGATACGGAACGGGATGCGGTTCGCTCCCCGCTTCACCAGTGATACGAAGTTCACGTCCGTCTCCTGGAGTTCAGTGGCCTTCATCTCAAGCTTGGGCATTGAGCACTCCTTCGACGAACGAGAACCGGTGGGAGTGACCGTTCGAGTCCTCCGTGGCGGTTCCCCGCAAAATTCGATGCATGTGACCGTCGACGACGTCGGTGTGTCCGCCCAGGAAATTACCGTCCTGGTCGTACTTGACGTAAAAAACGTGGGCGTGGCCGTCTGTCTCGAGCGTCAATCCCTTGATGACGTCGGGCATGTCGACTTCGATAACGCTATCGACACGAACCCCGAAGCCATCGAGAGAGAAGCCGTTGAGCTCCCCGGACTTGACCAGGCTCCAGATCTCCTGATCGGGGATCTTGACGCCCAGCACCCAGCTTCCAGGAATGAAAGTCGGGTCACCCTCACGCGCAATGAAACTTTCGACAACGTAGCAACCACTTTCCTGCTGAGAGTGCTGGACGTCGATCTTCTGAACGAAGCCCTTTCGCATGAAGCCGTAGGCCATCTCCTGGATAGTCTCGACCGTCATGAAGTCTCCCTGGCTGTCAGGGAACCCCGGAGCGAACACTTCACCAAAAACGAGCTGCTGTTCCTCGTCCTGCTTCTTGATCTGGATCGACGTCTGGCCCGTATCCGACTTCAAAGCATGCTGAATGGCGGCTGCTTGCGCGCCTTTCATCCAACCGTCCCTGAAGCTTGATCCGAACAACCCGGTCTCCCCGTCTCATGTGCGTGTCACGAGCCGGAGAATACGCAGGGCTTTCATGTTTGCAATTAATTGCACTGAAAGCGGACTAATACGTGAACCGAGGTCAGACTGACAGGCCGGCTTCCGTGATTAGTTCACGAACGAGATCATAGTTCTCGTCTGACCACGCCTGAAGAGCTGCCTCGCGCTTCGTCTGATCCTTGATCTGGTTGATGACGTCGAGCCAACCAGTAGGCTTTTCCAACCAGGGCTTGACTGGTTTCGCGGGCTTCGGAATGGCCTTTGGCTTCTCCGGAAGAACTGCCTCCGTAATCATCAGAGAGCCTATCGGGAATTCCTCTATCACCGTGCCCGTGAGCGATAGATAGCCGCGGCAGCCGGGGTGATATGGCGGGCTGCCGTAGCCTGCATTCTGCATGTCTCCTCCCGACATTGCGTACAGGCTCTTGAGGCCAGCCTTTGTCTGAAGGGGCCACGGAGCAAGTCCCTTCAACTCTTTCGGATCAGTGGTCGAGAGTACGTTCATGATGCGCGAGAACTCGTTCTCCACTCGGAACATCTTACCATGCATGTAGCGGCAGACAGGGCATGTCCGCTCGTCCAACACCTCGTTCACCTGATACGTGTCAATCTCGGCGTCGATCGCCTCGGCCAGGAACCCGAGCGATACCAATCGGCTTGTCGTGAGGTTCGCGCCTATGTCGATTATCTTGCCGCCTTTGCCAAGCACCGCGTTGTTCAGCTTCTCGGCCAGGCTTAGGTTGGCTGCCTTGTTCAGGCGGATTTCCTTGATACCGGATGACCAATCCTCCTTCACAGGAGCGAACACCTCCGGCCCGAAATCAAGGTCGAAGGTGAACGGCTCGATCTTGCTAATGTCAATTTCCTGGCTTTCGTCATAGGAGATCGTGACGTGCGGCCTGTAATCCGGGTGATCCCACGAAGCCCCTGAGTCCATGAAGCGCTCATGATCGTCCTGCAGAGCCTGGCTTTCGAAGGTCAGAACTATGGCTTTGCCGAAACGCTCTAACGTGCGCCTGCCTCCGGAGGCCCTGACTCCAGGTGAGGATAGACCGGGGTCCATCCAATCGATCGGCTCCTTGCTGTAGCAAACGGTAACGTGCATCTCCTCTTCCGGAACAGCTGTCTTGAAGCCGTTCAGGCGCGCCCATGCAATCAATTGCACTGCGTTGAGCAACGGACGATGAACGTAAAGCGTCTCCTTGTACGACTTGGCGAGGGCTTCCCTGAGCTCGAGCTCTTCCTCACGAATGATCGCATGGAGCTCCTTGCGCAGCAGCTCGGCACCGTCCCGCTCGATCATGATGTTCATGTGCTCGAGAGCTTGATGCATCCCGTAGGGGATTTCCGCGGAACCTGTCACAAAGCTCGTCTTTTTCAGATCCTGTGTGACATTCTGGGCGCCGAACAGGATCGACGACACTGCAAGTTCTTCCAACCGCCCAAAGTGATTGCCGACCACACCGTTCAGGGTGATGCGGTCGACATACTCGTGAGCGTAATCCCACTGGCCCTGAGCGATCATAGGTTCAAGGGCCTTTATGTGCCTCTCAGCTTCCTTGCGCCAACCAGCCCGCATCACTGCAGATTGCGTCGTCTCCAAGGCGATGAATGCTTTCGCATCAAGCATGTCTCACCTCAGTGTACGTGGTCGCAGCAATCCTGCTTGGTCAGGCTACGGTTCATGACGGAGATCGTGCAGGAAGCCAGATCAGTCAGACCCTCGCTATCGAGCGTCGTGTCGATGAACTGGAGATCCGCCGATGCCTTCCTGAACCTATCGAAACCAGCACTGTCTAGCGAGCTGATTAGCGTGATGTTTTTGGTCAGCGTGACCGCGTCCCGGTTGCGAAGCGCTATCATGGTGTCAAGAGCCAGGTCATTCACACCGCGATGCTCGATCTTCTCGACGGGGGTCGGCTGCTTGGCTGCTGTCTTAGGCTTTGCTCCAGGTTTGTCCGGAATGTTCTCGTTGGCCGGCAAATCCCGCGGAACGGGAATGATGTTACCGTCAGCATCAATCGTATGGCTGGCACCCGTCAGAACACGTGGCTTGTCGCTGACACGAATGTCAGTGCCGCAAGCTTCATTGATTTCGTAGATGATGTCTTCCATGTCGACTTGTCCGGTCTGGATCGCCATGTTGATGCCTTCGAGCTTGAGCGTGGCATCTTCGATGACGAGCGGCTTGGACACGATCTTGTATTCGCTGAAACCCAGCGCCTTGATAAGCTTCAGGCTGATGATCTCGTCGAACTCGTCACGTTCCGGTTTAAACACCTGAGCCTCGGCCACCGTGTAGCTGGCGAAAGCAGTCGCAAACGAATAGTCGTCGGCCTTGCCTACGAAGATCGGAGGCAGACGGAACGACCGGCGAATGCGGGTCTCGCACTTGTCGTCATAGTTCTCGAACATCGCATCGTTCTGACGCTCGGCCCCGAAACGCTCGACCGTCACGCGAACAGTACTTTCCTTGTCCATGGAGCCGCCGGTTGGTTCGACTTCCAGGACCTGGATACGGTTCTTCTGGTTGGGTGTGCCCTTGGTCACCTTCTGCTCAAGAGCATTGCGGGTATCGTGCTGGAGGGATCCGCCCTGCAGGATGATCAGCGCCGGAGGTATGCCACCATTATCGAAGAACTCCAGATTGAACTCTTCGGCCTTGCGGGAACCCAGCACGGACGGCAGCTGGCTGATCCAGCGCGGAACACCGTAAGGCGTGTGGGAGTCGGGAAGCAGCGTGAAGTGGATGATCTCGGTACCGCGAGTGTCCGCTGGCAGCCTGTTACCAACTGGAGCCCAGCTTCCCGACTTCTTGTGGACGTCACGAGAAGCACCGAATTCCTTGAAGTAGACAAGGCTGACGCCATTCACCATCTGGCAGAACCGGCGCTCACGCTGCATGACATTGATCGACTCGTCCTTGCCACGACGCTTGACGGTACGCTTGACCGGGATCGGATCGTCCAGCTTGACCAGGCGCATCATTTTGGCATCGACGCGACGGAAGAATACGATCTCGTCTTGCGGGTTGCGCAGGACTTCGAGGTAGGCATTGCCTGTACGCTCGAGGTCACGCCGCAGCTCCTTGCGCATCGTCTGGAAAGAGACACCAGGCCACGGCTGGCTGAAGAAGTCATTCAGGTGATCGATCTGGACGTCGTCTTGGCTGTCCTCGACGTCTTCGCCCTCTTTCTCAAAGTCGTAGCCGGTTCCATCGACGTTGGTGACCATCGCCTCGACACAGGGGCTCAGGGCGTTGTTTTCCTGAGCCAGCCTGTCGAGGGACTTAAGGTTATACGGTGGTTCGAGAATGCCGACGTCACGGGCGGCACCGATATAGAGGTCCTGGTATTCGTCTTCACTTTCGAAGGCGTTGGCGGCTACTGCCTCACCCGTCGCCTTCGTTACCTTGCCCCGAAGCTTGTCGAGGATTGGATCTCCATCACCCTGGAATTTTACCAGGCGCAACTGAGGGCGTTCGCCCCCTGTCTTGTTCTCGTCGCTCATCGCACACCTTCTTTGTCAGCTGTCATTCCAGCTTACTGATATGCAATTAACTGCACAATCATTAAGCGGCGAATTTCAGCTTCTTCAGACTAGCGAGAGTGTCACCGGCCTCAGCGTCCGCAGTGAACTTCAGGACAGGGTCCCACCCCAGCTCGTGGAAGGGCAGATTAGACATGATTTCTGTCAGGCGGGAAGCCCACAGGGACGCTTCGTGCTCCGGCACATACGCGATCATGGCGTCGTGGATCTGACCCACGATCTGCACTGGCGAGTTCGGGTAGGCATCCTCGATCAAAGCGATAGCCCAGCACATCATGTCCGTTAGCGTCGACTGGATCGGGGAGTTGATTGCCTGGCGTTCGGCTCGAGACTTGATCTCACGGTCCCACGACTTGATCATTGGCAGGTGGCGGATACGGCCTAACGGGGAGCGAACCTGTTCCGTCATGCCGACGATCGTGCGCTGCTTCTCATGGTAGCCGAGCAGGCCCGGATACAGTTCGAAGAATGCGTTGCGCATCTTCTCGCCTTCCGCCCTGCTGAGCTTGATCCCGTAGTTCGCCCACGCGTATGCGATGAACCCATCCACCTGCATGCCGTACAGAAGTCCAAAGTTGGCGGGCTTGGCGTTGCCGCGGTTCTTCTCAAAGGCGGCTGCCAGAGCGGCGTCCTCGCTGTCCTTCCACTTCAAGAACTCCTGCACCTCCACTTCTGCAAGCTTGGCTCCGGTCAGAGCATGGAGATCGAGTCCATCCAGATATGCCTGGATCATGTTCTTCTCGTCCGCCACGCAGGCGACAACCTTCAGCTCACCCTGACTGTAGTCGAGAGACAGGACGACATAGCCCTTCGGCGCCGGGAAGCATTCACGAATACGCTTGGCCCACTTGGTCTTTTTCGGCACGACCTGGAATGGAGGATCTTTGGCCGACAGGCGCCCCGTGACGGTGCCGCTCTCATCGTCGTCATGGCCTTCGAACTCAGCACGCCCGAGGAAGTATGTCGTGTGGAACTTGCCGTCCGGGCGAAGGTGCTTCAGGAAGCCTTCCACGAAGGTTGAGAGTGTCTTGGCTGCCGAGTCCATCTCGGTCAGGACGGACACCATCTCCATGGCTGCCGGCACGTCTGCGAACTGGCGAAGGTGAGACTTCGCCATGGAAGGCTCCTGGGTTTTGCCTGTGCGCAGCTTGGGCTTGAGGTTCAACCCGTGGGGGGTGAAGAAGAACTCCTTGAGAATGGAGGGCAGTAGCGGGTTCTTGCCAGCTGCTATCTGGTCATCAATCCGATCCCGGTATTTGATCCGCATCCGGTTCGGCAGGATCGCCATCGCCTTGTCCTGGTTCTCCTTGACCACTTTCTTGAGGTCTTCGCGCAGGATGGCGAACTTCTCCTGATCCACGCAGACACCGCGGCGCTCGATCTTCTCGAATGCCCGGGCAGCGGGGTGGAGTATGGTGATATAAAACTTGGTCAGCTGCGGGTCTTCCGCGAGCTCCTCACGCAGATCGTCGGCCACTCGTTGGGCAGCATCTGTGTCGCCCCCAGCGTAAACGAGGAAATCGTCATTGGCCGGGATCTTCTCCATGTGGCCTTTGTCGTACTTGTCGTTGAAGCTGTCGTCGTATCCGCCCATGTCGGTTCGGATCTTGGCGTGAATATTCAGACTGTTCGAAAGGTTCTCATTCAGCAGCGTGCCGACGAGCATGTTGTCGAACTTGAAGTTCGTACACTCGATCCCCCACTTCTCACCGATCCAGATCAGATCGTACTTGCCGTTTGAGAAGCGCGTCTTGACCTTCGGAGAGGTCAGGAGCCACTGTATCTGATCGAACAGATGAATGTTTGGGTCGAGATCTATGGGGTGCTTTTGCGGTCCTAGGTACAGGACTTCCGCGGTCTTAGGCTTGGCGGTGAAACTGATCGAGACGATGTCCCTGTCCGGATACCACGGGTAGAAGCCCATCGTTTCTGTGTCGCACGCCACGTCGACGGCCTTGCCTGTCTTGGCGAAGCGTTCCTCGATCCAGTCGATCATCGGCTGATAGGAATTGACCCATTGATACTTGCCCAGATCTGGCAGGGCTGAGCCGGTCCTCATGACACGGGTGGCCAGGCGCACGTCCCATGCGAGAAGTTCCATCTTTTCCGGTTCGGTCATCATCGAATACGGATCGAAGGTCATCAGGTAGTGGCCGGTGCCCCGTTTCAGAGGCTTTTCCCGTAACGAGTTGAGAGTCCGGTTCTTCTGAACCAGACCCTCTCGCCGCATCGTTTCAAGAGGTTTGCTGCCGCACACCAGGACCACGTCCCCTTCACCCGGTTCCGGTACGGGGTCTTCTTCCTTCCAGGCTATGAACTTATGGGCCGGAACATCGGGCCTGAACGATCGCATGATCGGGCCGAAGGTTTTCTGCAGAAGCTGGGTGTCTGACGTTGTCCAAATCAAAATCGTCATATCGTACTTTCAGTGCAATTGATTGCATTATGCAGCGGTGAGTTCGCTCCACTTTTTCTTGTTGATCTTCCGGAACGACTTCACGACGGCTTTACCCATGAGGTTGAGGCAGCTCTTGATATCCTTGGGCTTGTAGTCCTCGATCCAGTTGTGGCTCTGCTCCATGTGAGCGAGATTGAGCAGATGGGTCGTGACCTGCCCTTCCGGATCTACTTCGGCCAGAACAGCCAGATTGCCGCCTACCTTGGCCAGCAGAGCTATGCGGTTTCCGATCAGCCCCGAGGAGACAACCTTCTGGTTGAATTCGAAAACCTCGCCGTGGATGCGCCATTTCTTGAGGCGACCCCCGGTCAGCTTGCCTGAGTAGCCTTCGCCATCCAGCGCCATGCCGAGGGCATCGGCCAGTGCGTAGACGCGGTTCGTGTAGCTCACTTCTCCCATACGAGTTTCCCCTTGAAGTTCACGCAGCTCCACTTGCCTAGCGTGATGCCCAGAAACGACAGAACGAACTGTACCTTGTCGGACGAGCGCTCAGTCACGTGGAACGACACCTTCTCCTCGGTCAGGCTAGGGAACATCGACTCTGTTTCGATGACGTCGCCTGGCTCGAGAGCGTCGAATTGTTCTTTGGTCAGCATGCGCGGCCCCTTATTTTACTGTCAGCGCTATATTCGGGATCGGAGTTTCAAGGGCTATGCCAAGACCGGTCAGGACTGCCCCCAGCGTCTTGTTAGCGAGACCTACGTCGTCGCCCACCATGAAGTGCACCGAGGCGTACTGTTCGCTCTTGGACAGCTTCGAAAATCCGACTGACTGGATTTCATTCTTGTACTGGCTCCAGTTCGGTCCTTCGATACGGACAGACAGCTGACCTTTTTTGAGCCTGGCGGCAATGCGAACATCGGAGTTGGCTCCGACCACGAAATACCGGGAACCCTCCGACGACCCATGAACCGGCTGATACATGTGAGTGGCATCGCGCAGCTTCACGAGATCGGCTGTCTTGATCTTATCCATGTCGAACACAGGCCACCCTCCCGTCGACTTCGGCAGCGTCTGAAGGCTGCCGATAGCGGACTTGAACGAACCGGTTACTGTCCCGCTTTCATCCCCTCCATGCTGCTTCATCGCTTCTACGAACGTCAGCGGCGTCTTCAGCGGAGGCAACTTGCCGAGCGTTCCCGCAGGCTGTTCTGGTGCCGGAGGCAGGTTGGCCAGATAGCCGGCGTACGTGCCGTCCAGATAGTTGATCACGTCGATTATCTGCTTTCGCAGGATCGCGACTTTGGCTGGTGTCAGGTTGCCTTTGTTCAGCATCGCCAGCTCCATCAAGCCCAGCTTGACGTCGCAGACCTCGACCACCCCGCTGTGATCCATGTCCGGGACCTGAAAAATCAGCGCCGAGCTAATCAGACTGAGCTTGACACCCGATTTCTGCAACCACTCGACCTTGTCTTCGGGGACGCCCAGCATTGCAAGAACCGTCCACGCATTCAGACTAGTTTTGAAACTAACAGCCACCGCTTACCTCCATGTATGGGCGAGCCCTTCATCTTTACCTTACTTGAAGAGCCTAC